GACATAATAACTCCTCCATAATGGTCTTCAACTATTTATCAACAATTCCACTTTCTTAAAGAAAGTGCTTTTCTCGTTGGACGACCTTTCTCGTCTTTCATTGGTCCAGGCATTCCACCCATACGAGCACAGAATGATTTTCTACGTTTTGCTGCTTTTGAATCTGGGTCTAATTCTGAAGGTGGAGTTGTCACTGCCATTGAAAGTTTTGAACCAGGATTTTCTCTTCTATATGAATCAATTCCTTTTTTATTCAATCCACCCTCAGGATTTTTTCCTTCTTTTCTTTGCCAAGCAGCAGTTTTTTCTTCACCAATAATTCCAGAATTTAATTGAAAGTTCTTTTTCTTTTTTGCATCTGCTGCTTTTTTAAGAATTGCCATCATAAGAACTTTTTTCCCATCATCCTCACAACCACACTCTTCTACTACTGCTTTTTTCTTTTTTTTCTTTTTTGGTTTTTCAACATCTGCGTTCATTTGCTTCATCATTTTCAAAACACTAGCAGTTCTTTTTCTGGTTTCACTTGGTTGATGTGAAGAAAATGTTTCTCTAGAGTGTTGTCTAAAAGTTTCATCCTCGTGTGCTTCTTTGACTGGTTCTGGATTTCCATCCATATAATCAGCAACAGTATCAATATAATCTGCTGCTTTGGAAATTTTAGATTGAACCCAAGCAGGAAGCTGCTGTGTTTCTGATTTGATTTTCTTACGAAGAGATTTGACTGATTTTTCTATTGTAGAAAGTTCATTTTGTGCCATACCACCTTCTTCGTCTCTTTCTTCTTTTATATTTGGGTTGATTTCAATTTTGTTTTTGCCACGCATCACATCAATAATTTTTTTCTTTTCTGTTTTTCCATTTTTATCATCAACTTCAATAATAAACTCTTCTTTCCAATTCGAATACTCTTCACCCATTCTTTGTTGAATTAACCCTGCTCTAATTTTTGGATTTTGTCTTGCTCTTTGCCCTAAAGTTTTTGCCTTTGGACCAGCAGAACCTTCAGGAACACCACCAGAAGGAGGAAGTCTTTTAGTTGCTGGAACTAATCTTTTTCTTTGTGGTGAAAGTAATTTTGGTTCTGGTGCTCCTGATATTTGTTTTGCTCCACCATATGATGCTGGAGTTGTTACACCAGAAGGAGATGATTTTTCTCTTGCTGGTCTCCCTGGAGATTTTGGTTCTTTTTTTTCTGGTTGTGCTGATTTTGCTGCTTTTGCTTTTTTCTTTGCCGCAAGATATCCAACCCCATGAACTGCTGCTTTAGCAAGTCCACCAGCAAGAGATGCCACATTTCCAACTGCTTTTGTATAAGCAGTTGGGTCTGTATCTTTACTCGAAATTGTTTGTGTTTTAACCCCAGAAAGAGCAGATTTTATTCCTTCTTTATGTTTTTCAGTTCCTTTCTTTTTAAGATTTTCTAATTCTTTTCTTTTTTGTTCTTCATATTTTTTCTTTTTAAACTCAAGTTGCTGTTTCAGATACTCAGTATACTCAGATTTTTTCTTATTATTTTTTTCTTTTTTATTTTTTGTTTGTTCGTCTTTCAAAGCTGCTTCACCTGCTTTTCTAATTTCAGCAGCAGTCATATTTTTTTTATCTTTTGCTTCAGTAATAATTTCCTTCCAAGGTCTCATTTTACTTAGATACTTTTTTCCTACTGATATTTATGTTTTTCTTCATTGTTGGTTTTATTTCAACATCAGTATAAGAACTTACTGGTTGTCCTGGTGTCGTCTTTTGTGTATGCGCTCTGTATTCGCAAGTTCCAACCTCGTAAACTTCACGAACATCTTTCAACCAACTTTTAAACATCACACCTTCTTTCGTTACACAAATTAAATGATTTGCTCCTCTACGAAGAATTCTTCCAACCAATCCACTATTTAAGTTTTCCACTAAAGCACCAACATCAAATAATCCATTTTTTTTATAGTTCCATCTCATTCCATCATAATCCATTTCTGGTGCAATCTTCCAGATTTCAGTGTCTTCACTTACTTTCATTGAACGAGCAACAGTATTAAACATTTCCTGTTTCTCTGCAGTATCCATATTTAAGGGAAGACCAGTAGCAAATCTTTCATAATCTCCCGTTGCTGCTGCTGTTCTCATCATCGCAGAAGAACCAGGACTTTCAACATCACTATCGGGGTCTTTTACACCAGATGGAACTACCTCAATATTATTAAACTGATATTGCTGTCCGTCTCCTTTATGAACTAAACTTTGGAATTCACCAAGTCTATCTTGTCCAGTTACAATAACAACATCAGTATATCCATCTTCATATACAGAACCCAAAACATCAAAGATAGTTCTTGCATCATCACTATCTACAATATAATCCGCATATTCTGGGAACATCGATTGCATATAGGAAATCTTTAGTCCTGGATTGAGTGGATTTGCTGCTCCATCTTCAATACGACTTGGATAAACTCTAAATTCAAATTTTCTTCTATTTGCCTGCGTATATCCTGCCTTCAGTAATGCCCCGTGATTTTTGGATGGTGGATTAAATCTACCAATCACAATCGCAACACCATTAACTTGCTCTACTTCTGGTTGCTGTTGTTGCGCTGCTTGTTGTGGTGCTGCTTGTTGCTGTTGTGCTGTTGCTTGTTTCTTCACTCTTTGTTGCTGTTGAGCATCAGCACCACCTTGACCAAAATATTTTAACTTTCCACCTACAGTTTTTGCTACAAGATTTCCCTGACTATCATACCAATCACCATGACCGTCACCTTTAAGTCCGCGGTTCTTTGCTTCAGTAGACGCAAGTGTTTCTACTGCCTCTTTAATAAATCTAGCAAAACTTTTCATTTATATGGTATTTTTAGTTATTTATCCACTAGAAACTGTCACGAAGTAATCTCAAATCATTAGCATCATCTAGTGAAAAATTACTTCTCGCAACACCTTCACTTTTTAATGTCAACGTTGGTCTGAATGTTTTATTACTACTACTCGTTTTCCCTCTAACAATTAAACTAGCAGATGATGGAGCAAATCTCGGAATATCAATTGGAAGTTTCGAATTCAAACCCATTTTATCACTACCAAGAATATAAAATCCCTCATTTTTTATCTGTATATAATAGATACCCTTACTATTATAATAAGATATAATTTTAGAAACAATGTCTGGTCCAGATGCGAGTGTTGTTTGTGGAAATGGATTTGAACTTCCAGTTTTTTCAATTAAAAGTTTTTCGTAATATAAAACTTTAGAAAGATTACTATTATTAATAATATTTTGCAAATCAACAGCAGTTAATTTATCATTTGGCAATCCCCAAGATTGCTGTATCTTTCTATCTACGTCATATTGTGAATAAAGATAATTATATAAACTAACTATTGATTGTGGTTCTGTTCCATCAAATTTTGCTACCCAAGAAGTTCCATTAAATGTAATTGCTTTTTGCCCAAAGTCAGCCTGTGTGGTCGTTTTTGCTTCAACTAAAAGAGTTTGTCCTGGATTATTGACAGAAGGTATCGTCAAATCTGGACCACTCCCAAATCCAGCATTTTTTGGAATATTTTTAAAAACTGATTTTAATTTATTTCTAAGAGTAACTTCATATTGTTTTCCTGCTAGTGCTGGATTAGACATATAAAAAATCCCCTCTTTCTTGTATTTAGAAAGAGGGGATTGTATTTATTCTTCTACTTGTTCTCCAATCTTTTCATCAAGAAGACCAATCACTTCTCGAATTTTATTAATCCTTTCTGTTGGAAATTCATAACTGTATCCTTTTTGTGCATCAAAAAGAACTTGTCTAATTGTTGCTGCAGAAATCAAATCAATTTTAATAGATACTGTTTTTTCTTTAGTCATAGTGCCTCCAATTTTTGCTTCACAGATTCTGGGGTTGCTTTTACACGATACTTAACTTCATCTCTTTTGGAAAGTTCTGTAAGAATTTCAGCAGTAATATCCCAGAGTTCAGATGAGTGTCGGTGATTGTAAGGCCAAGGTGTTTCAGTCATCAGATATCTCCAACTTCACGATTTTCACTATAATAAACATCGAAGAAACCATCGGGATAACGTTTCATCAATTTATCAATATTAGTTTGAATCACTTCGTCAAAAGAAACATCAAGAGCAATACAAGCCTGAGCAACATACCACATAGTATCTCCAAGTTCCTTAATCAGGTGAGTGCGAGTTTCATCATTCCAAGATTTACCTTGAAATACCATCTTTTTCACAATCTCCATAAACTCACCACCCTCAGCATTAATACCAACAGCAGCAGTCAGAAGACGTTCAATATTAGCACCCTTTTCATCCAACTGAACCATACGGTCAGATAGAGCAAGAAAATCTTTGGATGCATCAGAAGTTACAGCATCTACAAAGTTTTGATATTTACCAAAGTCAATTCGTTGTGTCATATTGTTAAAATTTAAATCCTGAGAATTTGTCTGTGTTTTTAGATTCTTCATAAGTATACTCTTCTTCTTGTCCTGCGTCAAGTATATCTTTTTGAGCACTTTGTTCCACATCATAAAGACGCATTTTTGCTCTATCAATACCAACTACAAATCTTTTATTCATTGTTGGATCATTATACCTGTTCTTTAATTGTTTTACCATAATCTGCCCAAGTTGTTCCAACTCTTCTGTGCTAATAAGGGCAAACATAAGATCAGCAGTAGCAGGGAGACCAAAGGATTCAGAAGTATCAGTAAGGTCAGGGTCAGAACTAGAAAAACCACTACGAGTAGTCTGGGTAGCCGAAACAATTGGAACATTCGATTCAACTGCAAGTCCACGAAGTTCTTCTGCAATTGCTTTAACATATGAGTAAGAATTAACTGAAAAATTACTCTTATACCTTGAGGACCCACAAATATTAAGGTAATCAATGAAAATAATATCAGGTTTAAATGATTTCTTAAGAGAGAGTTCATTTAGAAGTGCTCTGAAATGTCCTGCGTGTGCGGAAGCAGTTGGGTACTCTTTAATAATTAAAGTTCCTTGTGTCTTCTTCGCAATATTATTTACTTTTGTATCAAACATTGATTTTGGTAATGTTTCGATATCTTTGATATTTACATTTAGGAGATTTGCGTCAATTCGTTCAGCAATTTTCTCTTCTGCCATTTCAAGCGTAATGTACAATACGTTCCGTCCTTGGAGCAAGACGGAGCTAGCCATATGGCACATGAATAAAGATTTGCCGACACCCGTACCAGCAAGTGCGATATTAAGAGTTTTGTTAGGGAGACCCCCTTTGGTAATTTTGTTAAAATATTCCAAATCAAATGGGATTTTGTCTTCTTTTCTGTGATAAGAGTCATATCGTTCTTGGTAATCTTTTAGGTAATCGTGTCCAATGTGGCTATCAAATCCAATGGCAAGTGCTTCTTGCAAAATTGCTGGAATGGAATCTCTTGACTTCTTTTCGTCTTGTCCGTCAGCAATTTTAATGCTTTCCATAAGAGCAAGATAAATTGCTCGATCTTTACACCATTTTTCAGTAGTATCAACTAACCATTGTTTATCTGCTGGTGCATCATCAAGTTTAGAAATATACTCACAAATAATTTTATAAGTATCCTCTGTAATATCTGTTCTTTTTTCTGTTTCAATCAAAAGAACTTCTTTTGTTGCTAGTTGCTCATAAGCAACAATAAATTTACAAATCTCCTCGAAAACTACCTTCTCGTGAAGATTCTCGAAATATTCATTTTTAATAAAAGGCAATACCTTTCTACAATAATCATTATTAAATAAGAGACTTCTAAGAATTGTAGTTTCGACTTTTTCCATTACTCCTCTAACTATGGATTTCTTTTGTGGTGTGGAGCATCAAATACAAAAGTAATTCTAATCTCATCACCAATATTTTCAGCACTATGGGGAAGTTTATTATTAAACCAGAAAAAAGTTCCAGGTTCAACAATCGTAGTTTCATCCCCAACAGTATACTTGTATTTTCCCTGAATGGAAAGATGGTATCTATCTTTTGTAAGATAATAAGTTCCCTCATCAATATGAGTTCCAACAATTTCACCAACAGGCAAAGCAAGAAAAGCACAACGACGTATTTTCTTAAAATATGTCTTTAAAAATTTAAGAACTTCTGTGTGCTTTTCATATGCAGGTGTTTGAATACAAATTTCAGTATCACCAACATACTGACCTTCTTTTTCTATTCCTCCCATTATCAATTGAAGAACATCGACTGTAACCGTATATTTTGTTGGGTCAAGTTGTTCTATTT